TGCGGCAGTAAGGCCGCAGAGCGGGCTGTCGTGAAGGATTTTGACCAGCAGACAGCAAATCATGTTCAGGAAGCAAAGGCCGCACAGAGCGCTCCGCAGAAGTCTCAGAACGTACCGGAGTATTCGCAGGGCAGCGCAGACGATTTTTCGGTCATCGACGACAGCGAAGACCTCCCGTTCTAAGCCGAGATCTGTGCTATCTGGCTATACGGGCGCGCAAAGGAGGTGATTGAGTGGCACAGGACGATAAAAAGTCATTTGTGGCGTATCTGAGCTGGTTCGACGCGTTAGAAGAATACTCCGACGCAGAGGTTGGGCAGTTGATGCGAGCTCTTGCACGGTATGCCAAAACCGGAGAAGAGCCCGAATTTTCAGACCGTGGGATGCGTGGCAACTGGAAATTTATGTGCAGCGACGTAAAACGGGCGTCTGAAAAATGGGATGAAACCCGCAAGAAACGCAGCAACGCCGGAAAACGCGGTATGGCAAAGCGCTGGGGAAAGCCTGAAGACATAACAAAAATAACAAACGATAACAATGTTAATGACGACATAACAAAAATAACTGTAGATGTAGATGTAAATGGAGATGTAGATGTAGATGGGGATGTAGATGTTGTAAAGCGCGATAACACCGCCGCCGTTGATATGGAGTTATCAAAAATCGTCCAGCATTACCAGCGGGCTATCGGCGACTTCCCGCGTTCGGCGCTGGAAAAACTGCAAAAATGGAGGCAGGAGTATAGCACGGAGATGATTTTGCTGGCGATTGACAAGGCCGCAGAAGCTGGGAAACGCTCGTGGAACTACATCAACGGCATCCTGTCTGGCTGGCAGCGGGACGGGATACGCACCCCGGGGGACGTGGCAGCGAATGAGCAGCGCCGACAAGAGCAGCCTCGCGGGAAACAAGCCACAGAAAGCACCGCAGAAGCATACGCAAATATTTTCAAGGGGGTGAAACCGTGACAGTGGAGATGATGACAAAGCTTCTTGCGGACGCTGAAGCCTATTTTGGACGGCCTCAGACCGCAGAGAACCGCGCAAGTATCGCGGAGATCTGGGCGAACTCATCGCTCAAGGATGTGCCGGATAAGATGGCCTATAAGACATTCCACGAGGTGATTTCGGAGTGCAGCTGGCAGAGCCAGCTGCTCCCGGCGTGGAAAAAGGCCATCGAAAAGGCCCAGGGTGAGCAGATGCTGGCGAAGCACTGCCTTGCTGCCCGCACCCGGATGCTCAAGTCCAAGGCAGAAAGAAAGCTTCTCGGGCAGGAAAACCAGAACGGAGGACGAAAATGCCTAGATACAAAGTCATCGTAGAGTGCAGCGGTCCGCACGGGAACGCCGCGCTTACATACCGCATTAACGCCGCGAATCAGTTTGCGGCAGAGTTCCGGGCCTGCCAGCTGGCGGGCGACCATTACCCCGAGTATCGGGACATCAAACCGGTGAGGACGGAGGCGTTGGATGAACACAGACGTAATGTTTAGCAGCGTTACAGACCAATGGTCAACTCCTCAGGATTTCTTTGACGGGCTGAATGAAGAATTTCACTTCACACTTGACCCATGTGCGGATGAACTAAATCACAAATGTGCCAGGTTTTTCACAAAAGAACAAGATGGTTTGGTTCAGAGCTGGGACGGCGAGCGAGTATTTTGCAATCCGCCATACGGAAGAGAAATAGGCAAGTGGGTGCAAAAAGCATCTGAGGCTCACGCTCTGGTGGTGATGCTGCTTCCGGCCAGAACAGACACAAAGTGGTTTCATGATTTCATCTACCAAAAGCATGAGGTGCGCTTTGTTCGTGGCCGGTTAAAATTTGGCGGACAAAAAAATTCTGCACCCTTTCCGTCCATGGTAGTGATTTTCAGATGCAAAAATCAGAAGGAGGCATGCAAAAATGACAATGACGCCGTGTAAAGACTGCCCTGCACGGCACCCGGTATGCCACGACACATGCCCCAAGTACGCCGAGTTCAAGCGCCAGCGCGGCGCAGAAGCCGCTTACACCAGAGAGATGCTGGACACAGGCAAGGTCTACCACTACGACCACGAAGACCGCCACCGGGAACGAGGCCGCAAGAAGTACATGGGAGCGAACGGAGGAGCGGACAGATGAAAGTGCTTATCGCCTGCGAAGAATCGCAGGAAGTCTGCAAGGCATTTCGGGCAAAAGGCCACGAAGCCTACTCTTGCGATATTCAGGAGCCGTCTGGAGGGCATCCAGAGTGGCACATTCTGGGCGATGCGCTCAAGGCTCTTGAGGGGGGGCAAGTCATGACAATGGACGGCGTAACGCATGATGTTGGCAAGTGGGATTTGCTCATTGCTCACCCGCCCTGCACTTATCTAAGCAACGCCGGGGCAAGGCATCTTTGGAAAGGGCATGAGCTTCAGGCAGGCCGTGTGATGCTTGGTATTCAAGGCCGAGACCTGTTCATGCGTTTCTGGTGGGCAGATGTTCCACGGATTTGCATAGAGAACCCAACCCCAAGCCGGGTATTCTGCCTGCCGAAGTATGCGCAGAGCATTCAGCCGTATCAGTTTGGTCACCCATACACCAAAAAAACCTGTCTTTGGCTCAAGGGTCTGCCGCCGCTGATTCCAACCGACATTGTAGAGCCTGTTGCTACATGGTGTCCATCTGGCTCTTACAGTCACAAGCACGGCGCACAGCACAAGGGCATGTTTACCACTGACCGCGCAAAGGAACGAAGCAAAACTTTTCCGGGAATCGCAAAAGCAATGGCCGAACAATGGGGGTAAAAATGAAAAACATTCAGACGGCGCAGAAGTACAAGCCCGGACAATATATCGTTTCGCTCGATCATCTGATGGAGCAGGAATTTGTTTATTGCGGAGGGAAACTGCTCTACAAGGGATGGTTTGGCAACTGGCAGCTGTGGTATGCGAAAACTGAGCTTGCCAGACTGCGCATTCGGGAAGCTGTGAGAACGGAGGAAGAACATGAAACCGAAAACGAAATCTAACCCTGAAACCGACACTATGAGTCCGGAGGAAATGACCCGTTATTTGATGGGGCTTTGCCGTTGCCGTTTGGCGACCGGAAATGGTTGCCCGGGCTGCCCATTTGATAAACCGACCAGCGACAACGGGGATGGAGAGTGCCGTCTCGGTGTTCCTTCCGACTGGGACTTTTGAGGAGGAAAAGTGAAGCATGAAAACCGAAAAGAGAATGATCTGTTTTATCGTGTCAGCAGTATTATTGATCGTGACGCTGTGTTTTACATCCTGCGGTGCAGTCACTGCCGAGGTAGAAGTTGAAAGAAAGCAATGCTACCACGTCACTGTCTATTCCCCGGAAATTGTAAAGAGCGGATATGCTGGAACACGATCTCCGAAGTATACCATCACCGTGGACAGCTTTGGTGAGCTGGTGCCAGACCCGAAACTTTCTTCCGAGCGAGAGTACCAGCTCCTGCAAATCCCTCTTGGAGATGGCCGCTTTGAGTTGGTGTCCACCTCGCTGGTGGAAATCGAGTATTACTGAAGGGAGATGTGTGAGCATGAAAGCAGTTCTTTTGAGCATTCGGCCCAACTGGTGCAAGTGGATTTTGAGCGGAAAGAAAACCCTTGAGGTACGAAGAACCCGCCCAAAACTTGACACACCGTTCAAGGTATACATCTACTGCACCCGTTCATATGACTGGCGCATGAAATTGCCCAAAATCGGGATGGAGAAGATGAACGGCAAGGTAATTGGCGAGTTTACATGCGATAAAATCGAACGAGCGTTGATTCCGTATCCAGCGCATCAGGACGAGTTTAATGAACGATTTGCCAAAGATTCGTGCGTATCCTACGATGAGCTGCATCGCTACGCATCACAAAATGCACTCTACGTTGACCTGTTTTTCTGGCATATTTCAAATTTCAAACTCTACGAAGAGCCAGTAAGGCTTAAAGATTTCTGGGCGATACAGCCCTGTACGCATCGCGGAGACTGTTGCACCTGCCGCAGATGGGACGCAGAAAAGCTGATTTGCCGGAGAGAAGCGTTCGGAATCGAACGTCCGCCGCAAAGCTGGTACTATGTGGAGGACGGCAGATGAAACTGACCCTCTACGGCGACCCCCGCACCAAGAAAAACTCTGCCCGCATCCTCAAAAGCCGCTCAGGCGGGCGCTTTGTGGCCCCTAGCAAGGCATACGTGGACTATGAGACGGACTGCCTGCGGCAAATCAAAAGGCCGCGCAGCCCAATCTCTGCCCACGTGAACGTGAGGTGCGTCTACTACATGAAGACCGCCCGCCGGGTCGATCTGGCAAACCTTATCGAGGCAACCACAGACATCCTGGTAAAAGCCCGGGTGTTGGAGGACGACAACAGCAAGATCGTTGCCGCCCACGATGGCAGCCGGGTGGAGCTTGATCGGGAGAAACCCCGGGTGGAAATTGAGATCGAAGAAATGGAGGAATGAATTGTGCCAAACTGGTGCGAAGGAAAATTAAAAGTCCGAGGCAAAAAAGAAAATATCGTAAAGTGGCTCACTGAATGTGTGGCTGTATGGAATCCTGACGTTGAGGAAGGCAAGCCACTTTATGATGCTCTGATTTTTAGAAAATACGAAAGCGGCGTTTCCTATACCTACGATGATGACGAGCTTCATGTTTGCGTAAAGCAAGAAGCATACATTGCCGGAACTAGAAGAAACTTTGTTCAAAAGTGTGGAAAGGATTTCTTTTTTGGCGCAAAGGACGGAAAAGACATTATCGTTCTACCAGTGCAGGCGGCATGGGCGTTTGAATCTGAGCCATACGAAGAAATGTCAAAACAATATGGTCTTGATTTTAGGCTCTATGGATATGAGCGCGGCATGGAGTTTAACCAAGAAATTGAGGTTGTAAACGGAAAAACGACTATAAATCGTGAAATTACATTCGAGGATTACTACTGGGAATGCCCCGACCCAGAGATGGGAGGCTGATAACATGACCCTCACATGGACACCTGACACCGACACACCAAAGCCTGACAGCGGCGTGGATTACCGCACCGTCAAGGCGTGGTTCCAGCAGTGCCGCGACCTTGCGGCAGCTATCGAAGTCCAAAAGCAAAAAATACAGCGCATCCGGGACGTGGCCGAAAAATGCACCCAGAGCCTGAGCGGGATGCCTGCGGGTGGTGGCAATGGGGACAAGGTGGGCTTTGCTGTAGAGCAGCTGGACACCGAGCGCCGACAACTTCAGAGGATGGAGACGGACCTGTGCAATTTGCGTGTTGAGGCCACCCGGCGGGCATACTGCCTGATGGCCGAGCCGGAATGCGCCGAAGCGATTTGCGAGCACTATGTCATAGGAAAATCTCACAAGGAAATCGCAAAAGAAGTCGGCGTGTGCGGGGCAGATGTGGTCTACCGGCGAATCAAACGCGGATGTATGGCCCTGGCCGAGATATGGGACGAGTTTTCTGACGTGCAAAGTGTACAACATGCACAAGAAAACACAGCGTGATTTTGGAAGGGGTCAGCTCTTTTCAAGTCTGCAAGCTTGGATGTAAAATTCTAATAAGCGGTTTAGCGCTAAGCGGTAGCCGCTTGCCACGCAGCCTCCGAAACGGTTCCTTCCTTGTGACAGGTTTTCATGCTTTCCTGTTCTCCTTCACCGTTTTGCGGGCTGCTTCTATGCGAGGTTTGGGAAGCCACATAACGGGGCTGGCAGTTTTGTGGAACGGTTCGACTCCGTAACCTCGCACCGTATGGCGCATGGACTCATCCCCCACAAAGCTGCACGCTTAACCTCCCGTGCCACGAGAGAAAGCTTTGAATCCCTGAGGGTGTGGGTAGACTTCCCGACGGGATGTGCGTCAAACAACAGCCCTGGCGGAGAACCAGGGCTGTTTTATATGGCCGCCTGAGCGCAGTACGGAGCGCGTGTCAGCTGAGATATTGCTGGCTGGTTCGAGTCCAAGGGCGGTGTTTTATACTCCGGTAGCTCAAGTGGTAGAGCGGCGGTCTCCAAAACCGCATGTTGCAGGTTCGAGTCCTGCCGGGAGTGCTTGCATGATCTGACGAGAGCGGGGAGTGCAATAGCGGGGCATCCGGCCGCGAAAGTTCCGGATGCAGCAGCGCCCACCGTTTGACGCCTGTCCAACGCACTGAATGCACGGGTGCTGCTTATTTTGATATTTTGACCGTTCGGATTTCCGGGCGGTTTTTATTTTGCATGGGTTTAGAGAGGTGGTGGCTGTGAGTGCGAAGCGGCTGACAGACAGGCAAAAAAAGAAGATCGTTGCTGACTATGTGCAGCTGCAGAGCTACGCCAAAACCGCAAAGCTGAACGACGTGGCAGAAAGCACTGTGCGGAAAATCGTGAAAGATAATCCCAAGTGCGCGGATTTGTGCGCCTTAAAAAAAGAGCAGAACACGCAGGACATGCTTTCCTACTTAGGCAGCAAGCGCGAGGAAGCACAGAATCTTCTCGGGCTGTACCTTCAGGCGATGGCAGACAAAGGCAAAATTGCAGAAGCGACGCTGCCGCAGCTGTCCACGGCATTCGGCACCATCGTGGACAAGTTTGCTATGCTGGGAGATCAAAGCAGCATAGAAGTCCCGGACGATGGCCTTGTGGAGGCACTGAACGCCGCCGCAGACCTCAGCCCGCCGGATGACGTGGAGATGCTGCCAAAAGAAGAGGACGACAATGCGGAAAAGTAACGGCTTTCGCTGGAAAGCCATCAGCCAGCGGCAAAAGCAGGTCCTGAGCTGGTGGACGCCGCAGAGCGCATACAGCGGCTACAACGGCATCATTGCCGATGGCGCTATCCGCTCTGGCAAGACCTTTGCCATGAGCTTTTCTTTTGTCCAGTGGGCCATGACCTGCTACAGCGGCCAACAGTTTGCCATGTGCGGCAAGACCATTGCCAGCTTCCGGCGCAACGTGCTTGGCACGCTCAAGCAGCAGCTTGCAGCCCGCGGCTACAACGTCAAGGAGCACCGGGCAGAAAACTGCATGACCGTCAGCAAGGGCGGAAAAGCCAACGAATTTTACTTTTTCGGCGGCAAGGACGAGAGCAGCCAAGACCTGATCCAGGGCATCACGCTGGCCGGGGCATTCTTTGACGAGGTGGCCCTGATGCCGCAGAGCTTCGTCAATCAGGCCACAGCCCGTTGCTCTGTCACCGGGTCAAAGTTCTGGTTCAACTGCAACCCGGGCAGCCCACAGCACTGGTTTTATCTCGAGTGGGTGCGCAAGTGCCGTTCCCGAAAAATGATGTATCTCCATTTCACGATGGACGACAACCTGTCACTTTCCGAGGACATCAAGGCAAGATACCGCAGCCAGTACAGCGGAGTTTTCTATCAGCGCTACATTCTGGGCCTGTGGACGGTGGCTGAGGGCCTTGTCTACGATATGTTTGACCGACAAAAACATATCATCGACAAGCTGCCGGAGCTGTCACCAAAGAGCGCCTATGTGGCGTGTGACTTCGGTACGCAAAACGCAACGGTTTTCTTGCTGTTCCAGATGCAGTCAGACACCGGCACGTGGATAGCGACCCGCGAGTATTACTACAGCGGGCGCGAACAGAAACGTCAGAAGACCGTGGGCGAGTATGTTGCAGACCTCAAGCGATGGTTAAACGGCACAAAGCCAGAAAAGGTCATCGTTGACCCGTCTGCACTGCCGCTTATCACGGAGCTAAAGCAAAACGGGATCCCGATTCAGGCGGCAAACAACGACGTTCTGAGCGGCATTCTGGACGTTCAGACGATGCTCCAAACCGGCAGATTAAAAATATACAGAGAGTGTAAACGCACCATACAGGAGTTTGGCGTTTACGCATGGGACCCGGACAGAGAAGATGTGGTCATCAAGGAAAACGACCACTGTATGGACTCTGTCCGGTATTTTGTACGCACGAAGCGCCTTGTCAAGCGGGCCGGAGGATAAAAATTGGCTACATTTACGTTTCAGACATTCCAGCAGGCCCAGCAGGAAGGGCGGCTTACGGATTTTCTGTGGGATTTCATCCAGCAGCACAAATCTTCCCCGCAGGTGGCGGGCAGGACTGGCGCGCTGGCTGCTGATTTATACGACCGGCAGAAAAACCCGGGCGCAGAACAGTTCGCCGCGGCCTATGCAGAGATGCTCAAGCGGGCGACAAACAACACCCGGGACATCATGAGGCCGGATATGGTCAAAAGCAACCTGTTCCGGCGGCTCAACAAGCAGCGCGCGGCGTACTCGCTGGGCAACGGCGTCACATTTGCCGATGGCACCGACAAGCTAAAGCTGGGCGCGACCTTCGACGAGCGGGTCTTTAAGGCTGGGTATTTTGCCCTCATCCACGGCGAAAGCTTTGGATTTTGGAATTACGACCACCTGGACGTGTTTAAGCTGACCGAGCTTGCCCCGCTTTATGACGAGAACACCGGCACACTGCGGGCGGCTGCACGGTACTGGCAGCTCAACCCGGACACGGCAACAAAAGTGGTGCTGTACGAAGAAGACGGATACACCGAGTACAAGTCTCAGGCGCGTGGCGCATACCCGCTGCAAGAGGCTGCGGCAAAGCGTGGATACCTCAAGACCACGATTACAACCAACGTGGGCGGCGAAGAGTCTGTCACAGAGGACAATTACGGCGCTCTGCCCATTGTACCGCTGTGGGGCTCAGACCTGCACCAGAGCACGCTTGTTGGGCTGAAAGCCTACATTGACAACACAGACCTTGTCATGTCCGGCTTTTGTAACGATTTGCAGGACTGCGCGCAGATCTATTGGCTGTGCGAAAACTTTGGAGGCATGACGCAGGACGAGCTGCAGGGCTTTTTGCAGCAACTCAACCTCTACCACGTCGCCAACGCCGACACCAGCGATGGCGGAAAGGTGCAGCCTTACACCACCGAAATTCCCGTCACGGCCCGGAGTACGTTGCTTGACCTGCTGCACAGCCGGTCTTATGAGGACTTCGGCGGGCTGGATGTGCATTGCGTAAGCGCGGACAGCACCAACGACCATTTGGACGCGGCCTATGAACCGCTGAATCACAATGCGGACGATTTCGAGGCGCAGCTCACACCCTTTATTCAGCAGATTTGCAAGCTGGCTGGGTTGGGCGACGTGTCCCCGATTTTTACCCGCAGCAAGATCACCAACACAGCTGAGCAGGTCGGCATGGTGATTTCTGAGGCGGCGATCATCGGGCAGGACATGGCCATTGACCTGCTGCCCAACCTGACCCCGGAACAAAAGGAGCAGGCCAAGGCCGCACTGATGGCTGAGAGCGCGGCGAGAGAAACAACGGAGGAGGACAATAATGATGAGTAAGAATGAAGACTACCCGCTTGTTCAGGCTTTTATTAACGCACTGAACGCAAAATCTCAGGACGAAATTGAAAAACAGGCCGAAATTATGCATGACCTAGTGTTTCGAGACCGCTATAGCGGAAGAGACGACCATGAAACAAACCGACCGTGACCGCATTTCTACCCGCCAGCTGAACCGCCTGCGCCGCCGTATCCTCCGGGTGTACGGCACTGCCCGCCGGGAGATGCAAAAGCAGCTCACCGATTTTCTGAAAAAGTACCGAGCTTTGGACGAGCGCAAGCGGGCGCAGCTGGATGCAGGCGAGATTACCGAAGAGGATTACCGCATCTGGCTGCAGAATCAGGTCTTTCAATCTGATTTGATGCGGGCCAAGCTGGACGGCATCACGCAGACTTGCACCACAGCCCAAGAGACGGCCTACAAGCTGGCCCGGGACGAGCAATACAATATCTTTTCCTTTGGCGCAAACTGGGCTTTCTATGAGCTGGAACAGGCCGCAGGCGTGACGTTCGGGCTGACCCTGTACAACACCGAAGCGGTCAAGCTGCTGCTGAAGGAAAACCCCAAGCTGGTGCCCAACAAGCGCATCAAGAGCGAGAGCAACCGCACCTATGACGCCCGGGTGTTCAACCGCTACGTCATGCAGGGAATCGTGCAGGGCAAAAGCGTCCACGACATCGCCGTGCAGGCCGTCAACGGCATGGCAGACACAGAGATCCACTGGGCCATGAACAACGCCATCACAGCCCTTACCAGCGCCCAGAACGCCGGGGCATTGCAGCAGATGCGCAACGCCCAGGTCCTGGGCATCGAGGTCAAAAAGCGGTGGAACTCCACCCACGACTACCGTACCCGTGATACCCACCGCCTGCTGGATCAGCAGACCGCAGAGCTTGACGAGCCGTTTAAGGTCATGGGCTACGAGATACAGCACCCCGGAGACCCCAACGCGGCCCCGGAGATGGTCTACCACTGCCGCTGTGTGCTGTCCTCTGCGCTTGGCAAGTATCCCCGGCAGAACGCCATGCAGCGGGAAAACATTGTCACATATGAGGATACAGGCATGGTAAATGCCAAAGGAAAGCCAATCAAGGTAGCCGTAAAGAAAGCGGTTCCGGCTATGGCCTACACCGAGTGGTATAAATCCAAGGGAGGCAAAGAAAAAGAGCAAATGTGGTGGGCGGAAGAGAGAAAACGGAGAAAGGAGAGCGCAAAGCATGAAAAATAAGAAGTTTGGGATTGTCGTAATCAACGATGACTTTTTCTTGAACTTTTGCCGTGATTTTAAGCCCCCGTGTGGTTACATTAAGCCAAAACACGCGCGGCCTTCCTACGGAAATGGCGCAAAGCCGCATGGAGCACACAAGCGCCTTATTAGGACAATGGAAGGATTCAGAAAATGAATGTCTTAATGTCAAATGCCGATTATGCGCCGTGGCTTATGGATGCGCTCAAGCTGATTGAAGAAGAGAAGGTCAAAAAACTTGCAGTAGTAGGCATTACTGCCAAAGGTGAGGTCATGACCGGTTATTATCACATGGAAATGTCCGATAAAGCTCTTGTTTCTGCTCATATGCAGGCTGACGCTGTACTGGATTCGGTTTGTTCCAACGGAGAGCTGATCCAAAGACGTTGGGCAGAGCAGGAGGAAGAAGGGGAAGAGCCGTGATTCTGCCGATGGAAAACACCGAGAGGATGATATTTCCCGGTGTGGGTAAGTACGGCATCCCTGCTATCAAGCCGGAAACGGACATCCGCATTGACAAACTGGAATGGATTCCGGTCAATTATGCGCTGACAGCCAAAGACAAGGCCACAAAAGGCGTGCATTTTTACAAGGACGATTATCAGTTTGAACGGTTCTGGAACAACCCTGACAAATACATTTCCCTTTTGCAGCAGTTCGGCGCGGTATGTTCGCCGGATTTTTCGCTTTACAGCGATATGCCGCTTGCGGTGCAGCTTTTCATGCACTACAAAAAGCACTGGCTGGCGGCATACTGGCAGGCGCACGGCATCCACGTCATTCCAACGCTCTGCTGGTGCGGCGAGCAAAGTTATGACTGGTTTTTGCCGGTGAGCCTAGAAACGCCATCGTGAGCATTTCGAGCCACGGCACACAGTCTGACCCATACGAAGCGGAATGCTTCGCAAAACACTGCCGTGTGGCGCTGGACAGGCTCAAACCGACAAGTGTTTTGTGGTACGGAAAATGCCCGGCAGAATTTGACTGGAACGTCACAAAAATCAAGCCGCTTCAATACGAAAGGAGGCATTACCGTGAGTAAACGAGGTTCGGGCAGTTCCGCGAGAGCAGGCAACGGAGGAATAGCTGCTTTTAACGCGGCGTCGCTGCCGATTAAGGGCAGCGAAAAACAGGTTGCTTGGGCGCAAGATATTATTCAGAGCTCTTTTGATACGATTGATGCAAATATCAAGCGCATGGAAGAGCAGAACAAAAAAGAGATTGCAGATTTCAAGCAAAGGCATCCGAGCAGCAAAATGACGGCTGAGCTCAAAAGCAGAATTACTGCGGACAATGACGCTTGGATTGCGGCTGCAAAAGAATACCGGAGCGCCAGCGCTCAAAACTTTTCCAAAATGAACGAAATCCCGGCAAAACAGGTCATTGACAGCAGATATAACTTCTCCGGCGAGGTGATTTTAAGAAGCATCAATTACAACGCAGAACAAAAAAAGCGTAAGAAATAACCATGAAATTTAACTACGACATAAAATTCAACGACAACACCCCGCAGCTGCATGAGGCGCTGGATTCGTGGGAAGAGCGGGTGCTGACCCTATGGGGCATGAAGGTGCAGGACTACGCCCAGCTGCTTGTACCCACCGGCACGGCAGACAGCACCGGCATTGAGGGCTATGTAGGCGGTGCGCTCAAGCAGAGCCTGACTTTTGCCGTAGACCTTGCAAAAAAGACCGTGACCATCGGCTCAAACTTGTTTTACAGCGTCTATGTGGAGCTGGGAACGGGTATCTTTGCCGAGAAAGGCAACGGACGCAAAACGCCATGGGTATGGAAGGACTTCAACGGCAAGTGGCACTTTACCCGGGGCATGAAAGCCCGCCCGTTCCTGCGCCCGGCGGTGGAGGACCATATTGACGAGCTGCGAGAGATCGCAGTGGAGGAAGGGAACAAGGAGGCGTAATTTATGAATTTGGAGAAAATGTTCAAAACACCAAAAGAAAAGTTCCTGCCCGATGATGTGAAAACTGCGCACTGCGAGGCAGAAGACCTTTTCCTTGAGCTTGCAACGCAGCTTGACGCACTTCCTGAAAGCCGAGAAAAAAGTCTGTGCATGACAAAATTACAGGAAGCGAAGTTTTGGGCGGTCGAATGTATCACCAAAGTTGCACGCAAAAACTGAATACTCAGCGGTTGGCGCACAGCGTCAGCCGCTTTTTTATGCCGCTTTAGCTCAGGTTGGCAGAGCACCGGATTTGTAATCCGGGGGCCGTGGGTTCAAGCCCCACAGGCGGCACCACACCGGCAGCACGTCCGGCAACCGCCTACAAAAAGTAGGCAATTCACAAATCCGATGGCGAGCACGCCAGCCCGAGCAAGGGCAGAAAGGACTATCACATGGCACTCAAAAGAGCTGACATCCGCACGATTCTGGAGAACACCGAAACCTCCAACGATGACAAGGCGAAGGCCATTCTGGACGCCCTGCACAAGGAGACGGACGAACTCAAAGACCAGCTGGATGCAGAAAAAACAGCCCGCACACAGGCCGAAAAGGACCGGGATGCAGCCAATGGCGGCAAGCAGGCCGCTGAAAAGGCGCTGACCGACTACAAGGCCCAGCAGACCCAGAAGGACACCCACGCAGCCAAGGAAGCCAAATTCCGGGAGCTGCTGAAGACCGCCGGGGTGCTGGACAAGTACGCAGACCGGGTCGTGCGGCTGTCCGGCGAGGACATCGACAAGCTGGAGCTGGACGAAAAGGGCGAGGTCAAGGACGCCAAGAAGCACGCCGACAGCCTGAAAGCTGATTGGAGCGACTTCGTAGGCACTACGACCACCACCGGCGCAAAAGTGGACACCCCTCCCACCAACACCGGCTCCAAAATGACCAAAGACCAAATTTTTGCAATCAAGGATTCTACCGAACGGCAGGCCGCGATTGCAGCAAATATCGACCTGTTCAATGGGACAGGCGATGGAAAGGACTAACTTATGCCTGCAAAAACTAATACTGTGATGGCCGCTGACATTCAGACCACTGCACGCGAGATCGACTTCGTGACCCGCTTCGGCCGCAACTGGGAACATCTGCGCGACATTATGGGTGTCACCCGCAAAATTGAAATGCTTCCCAACACGGTGCTGAAGAGCAAGTACGCACAGGGCACCTTGCAGGACGGCAAAGTCGGCGAGGGTGAGGAAATCCCCTACAGCAAGTACACCGTCAAGACCAAGGACTATGAGAAGATCACCCTCGAAAAGTGGGCCAAGGGTACGACCGCTGAAGCCATCCTCGAAAACGGCTACGAGAACGCTGTTCAGATGACCGATGACGAAATGCTGAATGACCTGACCGCCGATGTGGCTGGTCGCTTCTACAAGTACCTCAATACTGGCACCTTGAAAGGCACCTCTAAGACCTTTCAGGAGGCAATGGCAATGGCAAAGGGCCGCGTCCTGAACAAGTTCAAGACTATGCACCGTACTGCTACCGATGTTGTGGCGTTCGTGAATGTCCTGGACGTGTATGAGTACCTGGGCACCAGCGCCGTTATCAACGAACAGAGCGAGTTCGGCTTTAACTACATCAAGAATTTCATGGGTTACAAAACCGTTTTCCTGCTGGCAGAAACCGAAATTGCACGCGGCAAGGTTATCGCCACCCCTGCGGACAACATCGTTCTGTACTACGTCAGTCCCACAAACTCCGACTGGGCTCGCGCTGGCTTCCGCCTCACCACAGACAGCAAGACCGGCATTGTGGGCGTAAACACTCGCCCTGACTATGACACCTTTGTCACCGTTATCACCGCAATCATGGGAATGACGCTGTTTGCCGAATACATCGACGGCATCGCAGTTGAGACCATTACCCCGGCCGAAACGGTCTGACCTGCAAGGGGGTGACTTTGCATGACCGTCCCTGAGCTGTGCGCACTGACGCACAATTTCTTTGACCGGGCAGACGACCCCATTGCCGGGGAGTTTGCCTTTGAGCCGGATACCGTTCCAGCCGGGGTGGTGCCGGGGCAGTATTTCCTCGTGTGCGGATCTATCTTCAACGATGGCGTGCACAAGGCCGGGGACGGTGATCTGACCGCCGAGACCTTCACCGGGACGGTGCAGCCTATGCGCGTGCCGCCCGCCTTTGTGGCGCTGGCTGAAAAAATCGACGCATACGACAAGGCGCTGCCCTCCGGCGGAGTGTATGTGTCCCAGTCCTTCGGCGGCTGGTCCGGCACGATGGCTACAGGCGCGGACGGTCTTCCCGCAGACGGCAAAACTAAATTCCGCGCCGAAATCAACCAGTGGAGGAAGATGTGACATGGTCAATCCGTTCACTGCATCCACCGTGATGCAGAGCTTTACCAAAAAATTCTGCTTCCAGACCCGCAGCTATGAGCCGGATGGCGTCGGCGGCTTTGTGTCCGGCTGGACGGACGGCCCGGAATTTGAGGCCGTAGAGCGCCACGACACCACCGTGGAGGCTCAGGTTGCAGAGCAGGCGGCTACAGCGTCCACCTATACGCTGCTGGTCAACACCGGTGTGCCTCTGGCTTTCCCGGACTACATCAAGCGGGTGAGCGACGGGCAGACCTTTCAGGTGACGAGTGCAGCCGATGAGGGCAACGCCCCGGCAGAATCCGGCATGGGCCTGCGGGCCGTGAAGTGCAAAAAGGCGGTGCTGCCGTGATGGGGCCGTCTGAGAGCATCAACCGGGCGCTGAACACGTTTTTCAACAGGTTTGGCATCCCGGGCTATCTGGAAGATAACATCCCTCCCGGTGCAGAACTTCCGTATCTGACCTATCAGCCGACAATTCCCGGCGGCTGGAATGAGTCCGGCACCTTCCACGCCCGGCTTTGGTACCCGAGTGCCAAAGGCCGGACACCTATTTTACAGACCGAAGACAAGATAAGCGCAGCCCTTGCAGATAGCTTGACCATCGAATGCGAGGGCGGCGCTATTCTTTTGCGCACAGGCAGCCCGTGGGCGCAGCCGCTCGACAACCCGCCCGAGGGCTATCTGTGCGAATACCTCAACTTTGAGCTTACACGGCTTATCCCGTGAGAAAGGATCCTTTATGCCTGAAACTCTGGCAAAAAAATTCGCGGTCAATGTGCTGACCCCGGATGCGTTCAAGAGCATCCCGAAAGGCTCCGGCAATCTGCTTTCCACATTCGACCTTTCCGCTCCCAAAATCGACAGCACCAATGTCGTATGCGCCACGCAGGGCGGCGTGACCATCTCCTACAGCAACAGCATGGAGGATACGCTGGCTGACATCGACAACGCACCCACCAACACCAAGCAGGGCAATGAGGTCACCGGAACCACCGCCACCATCGCCTTTACCACTCCCAACGCAAGCCCCGACGTGCTCAAGCTGGCCATCGGCACGGCTGACATCGATGCGGACGACCCCACCCATGTGGTCCCCCGCATCGAGGCTGCCCTGAAGGACTACAGGGAGCTGTACTGGGTTGGCCCTATGATCGGCGGCGGCTTTCTGGTTTGCAAAATTTTCAATGCCCTTTCTTCCGGCGGCCTGAGCCTCAAGACGGCTCACCGCGGCGGCGGCTCCATGCAGATCACTCTCACCGGCTACGCCGACCTGGAAAATCCCACTCAGGCTCCCATGGAATTTTACTCGATCGTCAAGGCCCCGACCGGGGACTAAGGAGGACATATGCGCAATATCATCGATCTCGACGGCACCGAATACCTCAAGCGCACCTATGAGTGTGCGCAGGCTTATAAAAAGTACGTGGCAGACTCCGGCGTGATGGACATTCTGGGCCGCGAGCCGGAGCTGACCGGCACGGAGACGGACGAAGAGCGGCTGCAAAAGCGCAGGGCGCAGGCCAACAAAAACGCCGTGGACATGACCAAGCTGCTTTACACGGACAAGGCAGACCTCACCCTCGGCATCCTGCCCCTGTTCGTGGTGCTGGACAAAGACGAGGAGCAGCCGCCTACCCGTGTGCTGGCCTCTGCCATGAGCCGGGCGCTCCGGGACGTGGATTTCATGGATTTTTTTCAGTCCTTGATGTGATCGGCGCGGACGGCTACCGGCGGCTAATATCCACCATCCGGCTGGATATGCTCCGGCTGCTGGGCAAGCCGTACATCATGGAGCATATCCGCGCCGAGGCGCGCAGGCATCAGGAGGCGCAGCTTTTCCGGGACTATGTGGCCGACGCCATCGGGCAGTATCTCGGCATCCAGCCCCTTTACTCCGGGCTTGCATCCAGGCATTTCCCCCTGCTGCACACCAAAGAAGACACCCGCACGGCGGAGCAGATCACCGCCGACAATGCAAAAGCTCTGGCGGAGCTGTGCGGAGGAGGTGAAACGCCCTGAATATCTTTAATCTGGAAGCGACTCTGTCGCTGGATGATTCCGCTTACCGGCAGAGCATCCAAAACGTGCAGAACAGCACCAAAAGAGTTGTCACGGAGCTGGGCTCCGAGTACAGCAAAGCAGCGCAGAAAGTCGCCGAACTGACAAAACGGTACAACGAATCGGCTGAAAAGACCGGGCGCACCTCTGCGCAGACCAAGGAGCTGAAAGCTGCTCTGGCCTCTGCCCGGGCCGAACTGAAAGAGACCACCTCGGCCCTGAAATCGGCTAACATCGGTATGACGGAGTTTGGCGGTTCATCCGAGACCGCCAGCGGCTCTCTCACCGGAGCCATCACCAAAGCCAACCTGCTTACCGGCGTCATCTCCAAAGTAAGCTCCATGGCCCTGTCTGCGGCCAAGGATTTTATCCAGACTGGTATCCAGTATAACGCCCAGCTGGAAAGCTACACCACCGGGTTTACCAACATGCTGGGCAGTGCTGAGGCGGCCAAAGCAGCCATGGACGCCATCCAGGAGGACGCCGCCCGCACCCCCTTTGACGTGGCGAGCCTGACACAGGCCAATCAGCTGCTCATCAGCGCCGGTGAAAATGCAGGCTACTCCCGCAAGGTCATCATGGCGCTGGGCGACGCTGTTTCGGCTACAGGCGGCGGAAATGCAGAGCTGTCCCGCATGTCTGCAAACCTGCAGCAGATCGCCAACGTGGGCAAGGCGTCCGCCATCGACATCAAGCAGTTTGCCTATGCAGGTATCAACGTCTATCAGGTCCTGGCCGACTACACCGGAAAATCGGTGCAGGAAGTCCAGAAGATGACCATCAGCTATGATACTCTGTCTCAGGCCCTTATCGCGGCCAGCGAAGAGGGCGGACGATATTACAACGCCATGGACACCCAAAGCCAGACCATGAATGGCCGGGTATCCACGTTGAAGGATAACGTGAGCCAGCTGGCGGGTCTTATGACAGGCGATCTGAGCAACGGAATCGGCGTGGTCATCGGCAATCTGAACAATATGGTGGTGGCTGCGCAGGACGCTTACAAAAAGGATGGGTGGAAAGGTCTCGGCGAAGCGATTCTTGGCCTGGACAACCCGATCAGTACCATCATCAGCAGTTTTGGCAGGCTTGGCTCGGCGGCTGTAAGCGCTCTGGATAGAGCCAGTTACGCCTTGAACAAGGCCCTTGGCAAAAACGCCTACGCTGATTATGAAAGCTACGAGGATTACCGCACATCAACGGACCAGCAAAACTCCCGCGACCGCCGCAGGCAGGCAGCGCTAAATGGCGTTGGCATCAGCAACAAGAGCTGGTCTGAGCGGCAAGCTGAGCTTGCTGCTGCCGCTGGCACTGGCGGCAGCTCCATCCCCACCGGCGGCAGCGGGAGCTCCTCCGGCGGCAAGCCTGGCTCAAAGTCCACCACCGAAACGGTCATTTCGTCCATCTCAAGAACGGCTACGACTACCGCTCAGAATGCTCTCGGCACCGTGACCACCAGCATCCAGACTCTGAGCGAAAAGGTCAAGGACAGTGCGGGCAGCATCAAAGACCGCATCACCGAGACCACCACCGAGACCGGCAAGGAGATGGTCAACGGCATCGAGACCACCTATAAGCAGGTGGAGACCAAGGTCAACGGCGTGGTGACCAAAACCACAAAGACATACGACGATATGTCGAAAACGCTGGCGGCTACCCTGACCCGCACCGCAAGCAAGGTAGAGGGCGGCGTGACCACGGCGATCCAGGAGGTCACCAAAAAATACGCCGACGGCAGCGAGCACATCGAAAAGACCGAGACCATTACCGAAGAAAACATCGTCGATGGCGTGGCCCGGACTACCAAGACCATCAACACCTATATCGACGGTGTGCTCCAAAACACCAAGGTTGACACCGAAGAGGCTGAAAAAAGCATCCAGGCTGCGCTTTCCCGCACCGAAAAGTATATCTCCGAGATCCAAGGGCAGTCTGACAAAGGCATTTTCGGGCTGGTGAAGTCTCTCTTTACTGACATCAAAAACAAAGACGGCAAGGCCATCGCCGGGGATGTGGTAAAGGTCATTTTCGGACAGGTGACGCAAGAACAGCGAAACACCATTCTGAAATGGGCAGACGATGCGATGACCGCTATCAATGAGCACTACGCGCAGGGCGGCATTCAGGGGGCGCTGCAGAGCATTGCAGGCCTCTTCAGCAACGGCATCACCCCGGCGGTCAACGGCTCCACCAAAGAGGTGCAGAGCTTTGCCGCCGCCATGAAGGGCCTTTCCGGCACCGGAGGCTCCGGCGGCATCGTCAGCAGCATCCTCAAGCTGTTCGGCGGCGGTACAAAGGCTGCGGCGGCTGCCGGTGAAGCCGGGGCCGGGCAGGCCATTGCGTCCGCAGCGGGCGGAGCAGCATCTTTCTTCCCGGAGTGCCTTGCTGTGCTGGCCGTCATCGCGGAGGGCGTTGTAGGCTTCAAAATGGGCCAGAACGCCCGCGCCCGCGAGGATTCTGGCGAAGAGCGCTCTTTGGGAAGCAAGCTTCTCTCCGGCGCACTTCTGGCGGCCACCGGCCCTATCGGCTGGATCAGCTACTTCTTCGGCAAAAAGTTTGGCAAAAAGTCCTCGTCTTCGTCTGCTGCGGCAGAAAGCGCCTCGTCTGGTGCCATGAGCTATCTGGACATTCAGGACGCCTACTGGTACGGCAACGAGCGGGCTTTCGCGGGCTACGACTACCGCAGCGACCCCTTTACCTACAACCCCAACAACAATTCCGTTCCCAAATATCAGGCAGAGATACAAGCCCAGCTTGCAAAGCTGAGCACCGTAGTGGAGCAGTATCTGCCCGACGTGGCAAATCAGCAGATCGTGCTGGATGACGGCACCATTGTGGGCGCTCTCGCCCCTGGCATGAACGACCAGCTGGGCCATATCCAGATGCTTGCAGAAAGGGGCAACTGAGATGTACGAGATTTTTGCGTATCCCTACGGTGACCCCGAAAACAAGCTGACTGTCTATCAGCCGGGCAACCGGCAGGCTGTGGTGCTGTCGCCCAAGCTTACCCGCGAGGTGAGCAAGGGCGGCAGCCTTACTTTTACCATGCTGCGCACCCACCCCTGCTATGAGTCCATGCAGAAGATGTCCACCGCTGTGGCGGTGCATCAAGACGGCAAGGAGATATGGCGGGGCCGGGTGCTCAGTCACGAAGCCGACTGGCTCAACCGCCGGGTCATCTACTGCGAGGGAGCTCTCAGCTATTTCAACGACAGCTGCATTACCCCCTTCAATTACGAGGGCAAGCTGAGGGATTTTTTGGAATACCTCATCAAAGCCCACAACTCCCAGATCTCCGGCGGCGATGGCTACGAGGAGCAGACCAGCTACGACAAGATGAAAAAGTTTGAGCTGGGAAGGGTGACTGCCGCCCTCGGCGACCTTGTGGTGAGCTACGGCGACCGCAACCAGTACGGCGTGGGCGAGGACTACGGAAGCACCTGGGACATCATCAGCAAAATGGTGCTCAAGACCTACGGCGGTTACGCCTACTGCACCTATAACTCCACCACCGGCATGAACGTGCTCAACTACTGCGACCAGGCATACGAGGCTGACCGGCAGACCGCCCAGAACATCGAATATGGCGTGAATCTGCTGGATTTTACCGAAAAGACCGACACCAACGACCTTTTTACCCGCATCTGGCCGATGGGCAACAAGCACACTGTCGAAGAGACCAAGACCCAATGGAAGTACAAGTTCCTGTGGTTTAAGTGGGGCTCGACTACCGTGACGACCGGCACCCACGAAGAGCGCTACGGCATCAACGGCACGAGCCAGAGCGCTGTGGACAAGTACCTCCCGAAGAAGGGTTACAGCTGGAATCGGGAGTACGGGTGGATCCAGAACGACGAGGCCGTGAAAAAGTTTGGCGTGGTCTCAAAAATCAGGGAGTTTGACACGGACAGCAGCGACGCCACCTTTGCCGCTGCGGTGCAGGACCTGGAAAAGAACGACCTCATGACCATGAGCTATGAGGTCAAGGCTGTTGACCTTGTGGATGCGGGCTATGATACCGAGCGGCTGACCTTTGCCAGCTTTGCCCATATCATCAGCAAGCCCCACAGCATCGACGTGATCATGCTCTGCACCAAGCTGGTGGAGCCGCTCGACCACCCGGAAAAGAAGGAGTACACCTTTGGCATGACCCGGCGCACCCTCACTGACCGGGCCGTGGCAAATCTGGGCGTGACCAACGAGCTCTCCGAAAAGACGGCATCCACCAGCCGGTATGCAGGTACAACGCAGATAGACACCACGCAGGCGGGCAAAACTGCCAGCGATTTCATCGACTACGCTCCCGCCTCCGGCATGACCGTTGGACACGCCAGCATCACGGCCAACATCCATTTCGGGACGGACGGCCTGACCTTCTCCGGCGTGAAAAACGGCACCGAGCTGCAAAGCTGGTCGGGCTCCACCTTTGCGGCCCAGACCACGAGCACAGACCTCTCCGGCTATGCGGCGGTGCTGCTCACCTACGACGGAGACGCCGCTGCGTGGACTGCCGCCGGGGGCAGGGGCCGAGCCTTTGCGGTGCTGCCGGTGAACGGCAAAACATACTCCATCCTCTTCCCCGGCGCTCTGGCCCAGCGGCGGGACGTCGCAGCGTCCAAAAGCGGTGTGACCTTTGGCAGCGGATACCGACAGACGGCGGCAGGCGCATGGGTGCAGGATGATACTGCCTGCCGCCCGGAGGCGCTGCAGGGCTTTATGTAAAGGAGCGTGATTTTTATGGGCAAGCTCATGGGGGCAAAAATCGGCTCTCTGCACACCTTGGACGACCTCGGCCTTTACCTGTTGGTTGGCAGCCCGCTCATCTCCGGTGCAGAGCCGGACAAAAAGCTTGTGCAAGTGCCGGGCGGCGATTTCCTGCTTGACCTCACCCGGGCTGTGGACGGCAAGGTGCACTACCTTCAGCGCACCATCCGGCTTGACCTCAAATGCAAGGCTCCGCCGGATGAGCGCCGCAAGGTGCAGAGCGTCCTCGAAAACGCCTTGCAGGGGCAGTGGCTGCGCTGCGTACTGGACGAGGACCCGGCCAACTTCTGGGTGGGTCTGTGGACAGTGTCGCCCCAGAGCAGAGACCGGCATACCGGCACATTTTCCATCACTGGTACCTGCAATCCCTACAAGTACAACGCCACCGCCTACGCGGGTGCAGACTGGCTGTGGGACGATTTTTATTTTGATGAGGACGTCATCTATGACGAGCCTACGGAGGTAAAGAGCCTGTGAACAAAACTTTCGAAGAAAACATCAACGACATCCGCAAGGCAAAGCGGGGCGTTGAGGTGCGGGAGGCGATGGCTGAGAGCCTTGAGTATGTGGAAGGCTTTTCCTCCACCGCTACCCAAAAGGCAGAGGAGGCCGCATCCAGCGCCAAAACTGCCGCCGAGGCCAAGGAAGCCGCCGCCGCCTCTGCTCAGGCTGCGGAACAGCAGGCAGGCATTGCCACGCAGCAGGCCGAGACTGCCACGCAGCAGGCCGAGACTGCCACGCAGCAGGCCGAGGCCGCTGAAAGCTCCAAAGCTGCCGCTGCGGAGTCTGCCAAGCGGGCAGAGGCGGCTGCCAAGGAGACCGAGGGCCGCGTCACCACCGACCCCACCCTCACCATCTCCGGCGCTCCCGCAGACGCCAAAGCCACCGGCGACCGCATCAACGCTATCAAAATCGAGACCGACAAGACCCTCACCATCTCCGGCGCGGCGGCGGACGCTGCGGCCACCGGTGTGCGCATCAAACTGTTGGAGATGGTGCATGGCACAGATGTAAACGGTATCGGTTTTGTTTCGACCTTTGACACGCTTGACGGCGTAGAGCTGACAGGCGTATGGAACAAGGCGGCAAGCCGCATCGATTTTTAAGAGGAAGGAGGATTTGAATGCAGATCAAAGACTTAGCCATCGGCGACGGCTTTGTATACCTGATGGAAGGCAGCACAAAAGTCAAGTTTTACGCGTTGTGCCATAACTATGAGAGCGGCCTGAACGGCACGGGGCGGACGCTGTTTTGCCGGGAGAGTCCGGCGACGAGCGGAATCCGATGTCAAACAGGCAGCAGCTATAGTCTTGGATGGGGCACAATCAATTACGGTGGTACACGCGTAACCAATGCAATATACAAATACCTTACAGACACATATCCATCCAGTTTCACATCCACAGTAAAAAAATGGATCGCAACGACCCAATATAAGGCTTATTCTCCTCGTGATTATTACTCATCACCCTCGAATTTTAATTTAGGTACATTCAACACTGCCTTCTTCACTATTTCAGAAGCAGAAGCTGTGACCAGGGCTGATCATTTGGATGGATCTTTGCTTTCAAAAGAAGCACGTACTCGACTCGAAAAGATATTTACTGCCTACGGAAAGGGCATTTGGACAAGAACCCATAGCAATACTGATAGTGGCTATGAGGACGATGACGATGGAAGCAGGGATTATTACTATGCTAATGGCTTGTATCTTTCCAGAACAAGCGACTCCGACTGGGGCGTTTTTTCAACCGGAAGTGCATACAATGCCTCTTACGGTTATCTGCCCTGTTTCACCCTGCCTGAGACGTTATACATCGACAAGGACGGCTTCCCGACTGTGAACCAGCCGCCGGAGATCACTTCCGATGCGGGCGAGAGCGGCGCGGCGCTGGGCAAGAAGAACGAGCCGTTTACTCTGTCCTACACCGTGACCGACGGCGACGGAGACCCCATGACCATCACCGAAAAGGTGAACGGCGTGGCGCTGGCTGTCCACGAGAACGTGGCCACCAGCACCGAACTCACGGTACAGTGCCTGAGCGAGAAGGTGCTTTTCCAGCAGATCCTCAACGGAGAGAACACATTGGTGCTGGAAGTGGGCGACGGAAAGACCACGACAGAGTGGACCGCTACCTTTACCAAAAATGTGACAAGCGCCGTCCTCTCGCTGGCCCAGCCCATGACGGCAGACGACACCATCACCGTAGCTGCCATGACGCTGGAGGGCAGTTTCCCGGGAGACATGAGCCTGACCGTGGAGCTGAGCAACAACGCACGGGACGATGCCCCGGTGTGGGAGAACTGCACCGACATCCAGCGCGGCGAGAGCCGGGCCTTTGCACACCACGCCTTTACCAACAAGACCGCCGCCAAGGGAGCGGCCTTTAACTACAAGGTGACGATCACCCGGGGAGAGAGCGGCGTCGGCGGCAATATCACTATGATCGGAGGTGTGATCGGATGAGTCTGCACAAAACAGAAAGGAGCCTGAAAGAGCTCCACCGGAAGCTGGCAGAGGAGCAGAAGCTCAGGGAACTGCCCGGCCTCGTGGCGGAGATCGAGAACGCCATGTGTGAGCAGGATATGGAATCACAGGAGCGGCTGGCGACTATCGAGGACTCGCTGTGCGAGCTGGACGCCACCGTCAACAAGTAAGGAGGACATCAAAATGGACAAAATCTGGGCAAACAGACTGGTCGCCGGTACCAAGACATGGGCAGAGATGCCCGCAAGCCGCCGCCCCGGTGTCAAGCGGGAGCTGGCCAAGCGTGTGGCCGAGGAGGAGATCACCGCAGCGCAGTACAAGGAGATCACGGGGGAGGACTACGATGGGTAAGCTGCTGGAGCTGCTGGAAAAGCTGGTGCGGGCCATCTTTGGCCCGGGGGACAAGCAGGATGCCGAAGAGGTAAAGCCCGCACCGGAACCTCCCGAACCCCCCGGGGCAGAGGCTGTGACCGGCTGGCAGGGCGGGCCTCCCTACCGCTTTGTGGACGTGAGCCGCTATCAGGGCCTCATCGACTGGGCGCAGGTGGCAGCGGCGGGCTACAAGGGGGCAATGCTCAAGACCGTGAGCACCAACCGCAAGCTCTCCAAGCGGGCAGACGGCCTGTATATCGACCCCACCTTTGAGTCCAACTATCGCAATGCCAAAGCTGCCGGTCTGGACGTGGGCGTCTACTACTACACCTACGCCACCAGCGAGGCGATGGCTGACGCAGAGCTTGCCCTGCTGCGGCAGGCGGTGCGGGGCAAGGAGCTGACCCTGCCGGTGGCGGTGGACGTGGAGGACAACCGGCTGGGCAATCTGGACAAGCAGAGCCTGACTGACCTGACCGCCTACGCTCTGCATGAGGTAGAGCAGATGGGCTTTTATGCCCAGCTGTACACCTACACCGGTTACAAGTATGAGCTGGACATGGCAAGGCTGTCCTCTCGGTGGGACGTCTGGCTTGCCGACTACACCGGAAAGACGCCCAACGTGACGTTTAACTACAACGCCCACCAGCACACCAGCAAGGGCAGCGTGCCTGGCATCTCCGGCAACGTTGACCTAAACGTAACCACCCTCAACTATCCCCGTATCATCAGAAAGAAGGGTCTGACCCGTCTCCGGGAGGGCGCATGAGCGAAGCAATCATCGTAGCCATTATCACCGGCGGTCTGAGCCTGATCGGCGCGATCGTCTCCAACAACCACACCGCCCAGAGCATGGACGCCAAGCTGGACAAGCAGCAGGCGATCACGGACACAAAGCTGGAAGAGCTGACCCGGGAGGTGCGAATGCACAACAACTTTGCCCAGCGCGTCCCGGTACTTGAAGAACAGATCAAAGTGGCAAACCACCGCATTGCAGACCTCGAAGCAGACCACGAAAAAGAGAGAGGAGAGTAATACATGGCAACGATCAATAACATTTTGGGCGTCATCCCCGCCCCGGTGGCGGCAGTGCTGATGCTGGGCGGCTTTATCTTCTACGCCCTCGGCTGCATCCGGCTGGGCTATGGTGCCGCCGTGAAGCCTCTGGTGCTTGACCTCATCGAGCGGGCCGAGCACGAGATACAGGGTACAAAGCGGGGCGCAGAGCGCAAGGCGTGGGTCGTCAAGATGCTCCGGGCCGCTCTGAGCGCCAGCAAATACGGCAGGCTCATCAGCTGGGCCATCACTGATGAGACCATCGGGCGGGTGATCCAGTTTTTCTTTGACCGCATGAAGGCGGCACTGAGTAAGGAGTAAGACTATGAGCAGCACTACATATTCCCAAAAGTGGCCCAAAACGGCCATTTTAGCAAATGAGTTCAACTTTTTAGCTGTTAAAAGTCGAACTCATTGCGATTTTGGTAACGTCAACAAAATGGTGACGTTTTGTCACCGTTTCGCCGTGCTTGGCACTATGGTGCGCAACGCCGGACAGCTGCCGCAGCCCTTCTGGCTCGGTGCTGCCTGTGGCGGCGGCTCGTGTAGTGCTGCCCCCTGCGCTGCAAGGACTTGACCGACAGCAGATGACCGCCGCCATCAAAAGTGCACCGCTTGGGAGGGTAGACCGTAAGATAGCCTTACTGCGGTACGTTGAGCGGCTTCCGCTGCCGGACATTGCAGCGCAGACACATTACAGCCGGACAGCGATAGGCTACCGGCTGAAAGGCATTGATAAAATGCTGAATTTGTGATATACTCATATCGGTCTAAGTGTAAGTAGGGTCACATTTTAGAGCTGATTCTGCATACAAACAAAAAACCCCGGTGTTCCGTTTGGAGCATCGGGGGATTTTTTTGTTTACTTGAGATATTCCCGCAGCGCCTGCAGGATAAGCTCATTTCGGTTGCACTGCTCTGCATCTATCCGAGCTGCCATCTTTTCGGCGAGCGGACCCGGGATGTAGACCGTAGCCTGCACATCCTTTGTGTCCTCACTTCCGGTGCCAAAGATGGCGTCGCACTGTTCCTCGCCAAGGTGCTCGAGCACCCAGATTCGCGCGACCTCTTCGGAGAGCGGCACGATCTGCTCGCCGGGGGCCGTCCATCCGTCGCCGCGGCGGACGGCGTACACAGTGGCCGCGTTGCCGGTGCCGTGGATAAACCACTTGCCTGCCTTGGTGCGGTAAAGCGTCTCCTCGCAGTGGGTAAAGCTGGTGTAGTCCTGGTCGGACTCCCAGTGGGCGATCTTTTTTGCGGTATCGGTGCTGTAGCGAGAGCCGTTGATTATTTTGCGCATGGTATCCTCCACATTGTCAAAGTTATCGTCATCTGTCGTTTTGGGCGTGGGAAGCCCGGCCAACATCCATCCCTTGTAGCTCGCTGCCGGGCGTGATTTTAAGCGAGTCCCACGGATCGACGTGGCGATCGCCCTGAATCCTGCTGCAATCCTTTTTGCGGCGACGTCCTCCGGGACGTCCTCGTCAAAAAACAGCAGATGATTTTTACGCGCCCAGTCCAGCAGATTGACCGCCTTGTGGGTGTTGCCGTCCGGGTCGATCAGTTGCCAGACAAGAGCCTCACGATTTTGCGGCCCTTTTTGACCTGCGGGCAACTCTAGAGCCGCCGAAGTGCCTATGGATTGCAATGTCTGCATACGTGCCTGGATCTCCGGGTCTGCTGCCCGGCGGGCCTTTGCCTCATCCGACCATGCAGCGTTGTTGATATGACCATTTTTTACCCGTAGGGCAGCGCTGCATTTTTTTGAGCAGCATTGCTGGTTTACGTCACTGGGAGAGGCATAAAAAGGCTTGCCGCAGATAGCGCAGATCTTTTTTAGTGATTTGCCTTTATGGTCGGCAGGCGCCTGATCATAGGGAGGCTGTCTGGAGGGCGTGACGGGCTGCGGGGCGAGTCCGTCTTTCCTGCGCCGTCCTCGCTGGCAGCCGCAGCTCCTTGATATTTTTAAGGAGTTGTAGGACATGATCCTGTCATTGCCGCAAAGAGCGCAATGCACGACGACCATTGTGCATTTATATCCGTTGGGCATGATCTTCGCCGGTGCCGTGCCGACGATGGAGAGATCGCCAAAAGTTTTGCCTATTAACCGGTCGGCAAGCGGCTTTTTGGGCTCTTTAGCCTTTGGTGCCTTGGGCTGCGGAGGCTCTGCAAGCGTCCACCCTTTATAAGTGTGCAGCCCGTGAGGCCTTTCCGGGTGCTTGAGCGCGTACCACAGCATCTGGACGCCTTCGGCGATCCGGGCTACGGCGTTGTCCGGTGCGGCATCCGGGAAAAACAATTTTACATTGTCCTGGCTCCACTTTGCCAGATCATCGACCTCGTGACGCTTGCCGTCCGGGTCAATGAGCGCCCATGAGTACAACATCACATCACCTCGATGTCATAATCGACGGTGCAGTCGGGGACCACGACATTGCCGTCCTCATCGACGGTGCAGTCGATGTCGCCGTTGGTGCCGTCGGCGTAGCTCTTGGCGTAGTCGGCCAGATACTCGACGTCCTCGACCTTGTAAGCGCCCAGATCGGCGTTGTACTCGAGGCCGCCGACCTCGAAGAAGTCGTTTTCGAAGTCGATGCCAGTGCGGGTGTGGGTCATTTTAATACTCAGGAGCTTGCTGCCATCATAAAACTTAGCCATTGTTGTTGTCCTCCTTATAGTTGAGTGTGTGGATTATGCCATGCAGTCACCATAGCAGTAGGTGTGGCAACGGGGGCAGAGGCCGCGGATGGCGGTCACGCTGGGGCGGCGAGAGGTACGAGCTGCGGTATATGCGGGACGCTCAAAGGTGCGGATAGCCTTGGTCATGACCTCGATGGTCTTGGTGGCCTTGTCGTAGCTGCCCTCGACGGTCTGGCACTTGCTGTACTCGGCCTTGTACTGGCTGTAGTGCATGCGAACGATGCCGGCTGCGACCTTTTTGGCAGCGGTCTTTGCAGCGGCCCAAGCCTGCTTGAGAGCACTTGCAAAAGTGTAGCAGCTGGGGATACGGCTGTGATTGTACTTGTAAGGTGCGACCCACTTGCGGTACATTGCCCAGGCATTGCTCATGATCTCGTGCAGGTTGTAAGCTTTCATCGTTCGTTCCTCCGTTTTGTTTGGGTGTTCCTCTTGACACTCTTATTATAGCATAAATAATTTATTTTGTCAACAGTAAATTCGAGAAAATAAATTATTTATGCTATCTTTTTTTGTCCTTCGTTGTACCTTCGTTGTCTCTCCCGCCGGGCGGCTCTGCTACACTGGGCGCAAAGGAGGCAAGCGCCAATGTGGAACAAGTTCAGCCCCAACCCCCACGGGGGCAGCGTGGGTGATTGCTCCGTGCGCGCGGTAGCAGCAGCCACTGGGCAGAGCTGGGAGCAGGCCTACATTGGATTGGCGCTGACCGGCTTTGCTCTCGGCGATATGCCCAGCGCCAACCGCACATGGGGCGCATACCTCCAAAAGCACGGATTCAAGCGCCGCCTTGTCGAGGCAGACTGCACCACCTGTTACACCGTGGCAGATTTTGCCCGGGAGTATCCGCACGGCGTGTATGTGCTGGGGTGTTCCGGCCATGTTCTGGCCGTCATCGATGGCAAGTGGTGGGACAGCTGGGACAGCGGCGCGGAATGCCCGATCTATTACTGGTACAAGGAGGAGTAAACGATGCCGATTTATAGCGGATACCCGCAAGTGTATTACCCGCAACAGCCGCAGGGGCAGCTTGAACAGCTCAGGGCAGCACAGTACCAGCCCCAGCCCGTCATGATGCCGACAATGCAGGGGCAGGCCGCACCGGCTGACAGCGGTTTTATTTGGGTACAGGGTGAAGCGGCAGCTCGGGGCTATCTGGTCGCCAACGGGAGCCGGGTGCTTTTACTGGATGCCGATTCCGATACCTTTTACATCAAAGAAGTGGGGCAGGACGGCAGGCCGTTTCCTCTCCGCATCTACGACTACAAAGAACGCACCAGCGGCCCCAAAGCGTCGATCGCTGCCACGCAAGCCGCAGGCGGGGAGTATGTCACCCGCAAGGAGTTCGACGCGCTGGCGGCAAAGCTGGCGGCGTTGGAGAAGCAGGAAGCACCAGAGCCGGAAAAGGAGGGCTAAACGATGAGCAGCAGCTTGTATAATTCGATGGGCCGACAGACCCAGAACCCCATTGGCGGGCAGTTCCAGCAGTTTATGGGCCAGATGCAGGGAAAGAACCCGCAGGAGATGATAAACCAGATGCTCACCTCCGGGCAGCTCTCACAACAGCAGCTCAACGCCATTCAGCAGCGGGCACAGCAGATCGCGCCGATGCTCAACGGCATGAAAAATATGTTTGGATTCTAAAATGCGGCCGCATTTAGAATAAATTTCAAAATCTAACGTAAAGGAGTAAAACTATGTCTCTTTCTTCTGATAGCACGGTTCTGACCATGCCGGTACAGCCCGCCAATGGTTACAGCAACGGCTTCAACGGCTGGGGTGGCGACTGGATGGGCTGGATCGTCCTCTTCCTGATTTTCGGCATGTTCGGCTGGGGCGGCATGGGCGGCTTTGGCTGGGGCGGCGGCATGGGCATGGGCGGCGTTTCGCCTTATATGACCAGCGCCGTCACACAGGCAGACCTGCAGCGTGGCTTCGACAACCAGAGCGTCATGAACAAGCTGAACGGGCTGGAAAGCGGCCTGTGTGATGGCTTCTATGCTATGAATACCGGAATGCTTCAGGGCTTCAACGGCGTGCAGCAGGGCCTGAACGGCGTTACGAACGCCATGCAGCAGGGCTTCAACAGCACCAACGTCGCGCTGATGCAGGGGCAGAATGCTCTGGCTACACAGCTGGCAGACTGCTGCTGCAAGACCCAGACCGCGATCCAGGGCGTCAACTACAATCTGGCCACGCAGGAGTGCGACACCAGAAACCAGATGCAGCAGGGCTTCTGCGCAACGCAGAACACCATGAACAACAACACCCGGGACATCATCGAGAATCAGAACAGCAACACCCGCGCGGTGCTCGACTTCTTGACCAATGATAAGATCGCCACCCTGCAGAGCGAGAACAACGAGCTGCGCCGGGCAGCTTCTCAGGATCGCCAGAGCGCGTTCCTGACCACCGCGATGAACGCGCAGACCAACCAGATCATCGGGACTCTTCAGCAGAAAGCTCCCGTGCCTGCCTATCAGGTGCCCAACCCCAACGCCATTTACTATGGCTGTGGGACCGGCTGCGGCAGCTGCGCATAACCGAATCACGACAGCTTTTTGAGTGGTTGTTTCCAAAATGGAAATGCCCACATCAAAATGTTCAGCCCCTGAGCTGATTTTGCAAACCAGAGCGCCGGGGCAAAAGTCCCGGCGTTTTTTCTATGAAAGGAGCCGATAAAATGGCTGAATTTAGCAACTCCAACACCGTCACGGTGGCGGCGGGTGAAAACCTTCCCCTGACTGAGACCGCGGTAAAAGCCCCTGCCTGCATCATGCACCGTGAAGGCAGCGGCCTCGTGACCCTGCGCGGTCTGACCAATCAATGCAAAGCTCGCTTCAAGGTAAGCTTTGGCGGAAATATCGCCATTCCCACCGGCGGCACTGTGGGACCCATTTCCGTGGCGCTGGCTGTCGGCGGTGAGTCGCTGACCAGCGCGACCGCGATTGTCACCCCGGCGGCAGTCGAAAATTACTTCAATGTTTTCGTGGCTGCGTTCATCGAGGTGCCGCGTGGCTGCTGCGTGACCGTGGCGGTTAAAAACACCAGTACGCAGGCAGTCAGCATTGCAAACAGCAATCTGATCGTTGAGCGGGTAGCATAAGAAAGGAGATAAAGTCATGCTGGATAAACTGAATCATCTGAAGGATGAGATGTGCGAAGAGCTCATGGAGCTGACCGACAAAAAGAACCGCTCCCCGGGTGATGTTGAGATGATCGGCGAGATCGTAGACATCATTCTGGACATCCACCGCATCGAGGACTACTGCGAGGGCGGCGAGTACAGCCGTGCGGGCGAGTGGGAAGCCGATATGCGCGGAACCTTCGGCCGTGATGCCGGAAACGGTTACAATCGGGGCAACAGCTACGCAAACCGAGGCCGCCACTATGTGCGCGGGCATTACTCCCGCTCCGATGGCCGTGAGCGCATGATCTCTGACATCGAGGACATGATGCAGGACGCCACCGGGGCAGAGCGCGACGCCTACAAGCGCGCGGCAGACATCCTGCGCAACGCATAAGAAAGGAGGACGGCAGGCATGGACATTGACGAGATCAACGAGCATATCCGCAAGCTCAAGTGCGAGGAAACAAGCTGGCAGAGTGTCAATAAGCTTGCCGCCCTCTGCACCGTGAGGAATGAGCTGGAAGAAAAGCAGGCACCGGCAGAAATGCAGACTCAAGCGCTGCCTCCCGCGTCGTACCCGGCGGCATACTCCGCAAAAGCAAATCCGCAAAGCGAGTTCGTGGAAGCGGCCAGCGCCGCGCCCTTTGGAGGCTTGATGGAAGTGCTTGATGAGCACATGAGCGCCATAAAGCTTGCATACCCGAAAGAGTATGAGTTGGTCATGCGGAAGATAACCGCATTGTAAAACGACACAAAATGTGTTATTTTTACATACAACCAAAACTTGAAAAGTTGAATTTTTAAGTTTAATAAGCTAACGTAAGGCTAACAAACTTTGAATTTTTATCGATAAATGGTAAAATAAAACTGATTTGTAATCAGTGGGTTGCAGGTTCAACTCCTGTCACCAGCTCCAAAAATAAACGCACGAACGATTAAAACGAATCGTCCGTGCGTTTTTCTTTTTGCTTAAAATGCCTTAAAACCTCCTGAATGAACATGACAATCTAACAAACAATCTAACAAATCAATACTTCATCTTTTGCATTTCCTGCAACAGATAATCCGGGTCATTGTGGGAGACGTACTTGTTGGCTGTGGTGGAGAAATTTTTGTGGCCCAAGATGGCCTGCACGGCGGTCTTTTCCAGGCCGCACTCCACCATCTTGCTGCTGGCCGTGTGGCGCAGCGTATGCGGATGCACTCCCTCTATATGGCACTCCTGCATCAAGGTTCGAAACTTTGTAGCCACGTTGCGCTTGTCCAGCTTTGTACCGGCTTTGGACGGTATCAGCCACTCACAGCCGCTGTCAAGCATCCAAAAGGCAATAATTTTATAAATGGGGTCCAAAATAGGGATAATGCGGTTTTTGCCCGCCTCGGTCTTTTCGCCGCCCTGCATATACCGCTCTTTTAGATGCACATCGTCGCAGCGCATGGAGAGCAGCTCATCGATACGCATACCGGTGTAGAGCAGCACCATTGCGATTTGCGCTGTCTGCCCAAGCTTCGGGTCGTCTTGTCGGCTGCTTATTTGCTCTATCTCTTGAGCGGTCAAGGTGCGCTCTGCCTTGCCTGTAGCCGCTGGGAGCTGCAAGAGCATGGCATAGTTTTTGTTTATGATGTCCTGAGCCATCGCCCACTCGCAGATCTGGCTGAAAAGTGTGCGCTGCTTTTCGCAGGAGCTGCGGGAGAGGCCCTTTTCCACCATCTGGTCAATCACCTGTTGATAGTCTGCGGCTTTTAAGTCCCGGAGCTGTCGGTCATACAGCGGCGCAGCCTTTGCATAGGCCAGCTCATAACCCTTTTTCATGTCAGTGCTGAGCTTGTCAAATTTGGGCTGCGCTTTCCATTGGGCGTAGGCATCCGCAAAAGTGCATTTCAGACGCGCTGCGGGGGTGTTCTGGGCGTTGTAAGCGTCCAGCGCTTGTACTGCTTCACCCGGCGTCGCAAACGTCCCCAGAACGTCTCGCTTGGCTGTCAGGGCCACATACGGTTTTGACCTCGTCCCGCTCAACTTATATACACTGCCGCTGCCCTTTGGGCGGCGGCGCTTTTTTCTTTGCTGCGGGGCGGCTTCGGGCTGCTTCTTGCCGCAGTAGGGGCAAAAAGATGCGTCGTCCGGGATTTCCCGACGGCAGCAAGCGCGAATGCACTTCAAAGCTCTTCACCTCGCTTTGCGGTATAGTCGGCCTCGCCGCTCTTTGCGGCCTCTTTTCCCGCCTGGTATGCCGACTGCAGCAGACTCACCGGAGGCTGGACTTCCCACGGAATCGGGTCTGTTCCTGTAGCCACGGCGAACCCGTAGTTGTCCAGTATTTGGCCGCAGACGGATACCTTGTTCTGCAAGGGAGTATGCAGATTTGCGCACACCTCAGCAAACACCGCCGGTGGATAGCTGCCATGTCGGCCCAAAAGGATAAACAGCACCATCTCTTTTACAATTCGCGGCGCTGTGCGAAAGTATTCTGTAAGCGCCTCATCCAGCTCTTCGTCTGATTTGCGCTGTACGGGCTCTTTATAAAGTTCTGGGTGCAGCATTTCTTGCATGGCGGGGAGCGGAGAAGTCCCGCAAGCCTCGAACCAGTCCATTATCTTGTCAGCCGGTGGGCTGGACGCCCCGCACTCCCAGCTCTGGATCGTAGCCTTTCCCTTGTTGATCCGGCGGGCCATGTCGACTTGGCTCAAGCCTGCCGCGACTCTGGCCCGCGCCAATGCGACACCAAGCTTTTCCGCAGTAAAGTAGCTCATCAATTATAACCTCACAAATTTCCATGCCATAAAAACAAAAAGTGACATGGGAAAAACCCATGCCACTCGACAGAGCGGAAGTCCTTCAAGTTTTCCCATAAAATGGTAAAATCTAAAACAAGTTGGACAAATTGAACAAAAACAGAGGTGAAATAAAATGGATTTCGAGCAAAGAAACGGCAAAGAAAACGAAATGACCATCATTGACGGGATGCCTGCCACCATTTTGACCGGCACGGCCCGAACACCTGAACCTTGGGAGGACTAAAGATGGACAAGATGAAGCTGTTTTGCACCCACATCCGCGCCGCGCTGGCCTGCTATGAGGATATGCCGCCCGAGGGACAGGCTCGGGCTCGACTTTTTGTGATCCGCAAGTCCGGGGATCTCCGGCAGCTCAAGGCCGCAGCAGACGCACCCGGTGGGGAGCTTGCCGCTGAACTGTTGCAAAAAATGCAACAACCTTGCAACCACGGATAGCAACGTACATATTTTGCACGTTGTTCGCGCAAAACGCGCGTATTTAGCAAAAAGTCAGCGTAAATTTCAGCGATTCAGCGCAAATGCTAAATTTTTTACGCATTTTTGAGCGATTAAACGCGCTTGACGCATTACAATCAACGGTTGTATAATGCGGTTGTGAATAAGTTACAAGCCCAATAGCTGAGCTTTCTTGGCGTTGTACTCTGCCTCCGTAACAGCTCCCATATCCAGCAACCGCTTAAACTTCAAAAGCTCATCGGCGGCGCTTGTGGCAACCGGAGCGGGATCCTGCGGCTTCTCCTGGCTGGCTTTGCAGCTCTTGAGAAACGCAGTCATCCCGCCGGGGTAAACCATTGTCGGCAAGCTGCTTTCGCCCAGTGGAAGCGCAAAGCGGATAGACACGCTCTCTTTACTGCGACCCTTGCGGGTCTCTGTTTTAGCGGTGGCGGCGCCCACGATCGCACCCACAGGCCCGGCAACGGCTGCACCGATCACGGCACGGCCAATACCGCCCTTTGTCTCTGTCACCGTCAGATCGTCAGGAGCATCAGATTCATACCCAGCGACTTCATCAAAGCTGTAGATCATGCGAGGGCCTTTATCGCCGCTGCGGTGTCCAATGCAAAACAGCCGGTTGGGTTTGTCAATCGACACAAAGAGCGCGTCACCATCATAGATGGAATCGGTCTCCTTAAATGCCGCCCGGCGCTGCTCCAGCGTCGCCCAGTATGCCGCAAGGGCAACTGTCGGTTGCTTTGCTGCCCGGATACTCAATTTTGAAAAGAAAAAGTTGCTGCATCCGGCGCAGATCAGGCCGTCCGCACTCTTCTCGCGGTTCAGCAGGCCAAGTTTGCCGCTACAGACAGGACAAGTGTTTGCCATGTTTATACCCCATCTTTTGATTTTATAAAATTCTGCATTTTGTCAAAACGCAAAACCACGCAACCCATCATTGAATTTGTGATTCGTTCATCAGAAAAAGAATCTTTCCATTTTTGAATAGAGTTTGCTTTTCCCTTTTGCGTTTTCAAGGTCAGGAGTTTTTCCAGCTGCTTGATATAAGAATTTTCGACAACAACCTCAAAAAGGTCGGAGAGAGAAAACTTTATCATGTTGTAAAGCTCAGTAGGGCTAAAATCAAATTTGAACCCCATCCTCTCATACTTCTTGAGTTCATCGAGCGTATCAAGGATCAGATCATATCTTGAAAACAAAACTTCAATATCTGATGTTTGCTCGATCACCAAAAAAGAATCCAGAACCTTCCGTATTCTTTCTGGTATAGTTTCCTCCGGGAAATCCACAAATTCCTCCCCGGTGTCAGGATCGATTAAAACAACGGGCTCTGGTGATTTGCTCCACTTAGCGTTCGGGCGCACAAAACGCAACGGCTCTTGGGCTTCAGGATCGTCTTTTTTCTTGAAGACCGCATTGATAACCCGCGTGATATTTTTCCGAAATCCAACATTCCATATCACGGGAAACACCTCACACATAACAATTATATTATAAGGAGGACAAAACAAAATGCAGGATACATCTTTCAGCCAGGACGAAATCAAAAGAATCATCGAAAAGCTTAAGAGTGACCCTGCATTCCGTCAGAAAGTCCTCGATATTCTAAACAGCTAAATTACAACAACGCCCGGATCGCATTCTTTTTTGCGTCCGATGCGGCCATGATTTTTCTTACAAGCTCAGCATCTTCTGGGGACAGCCCACTCAGGCTTACCGTCTCCGGGGTGCTGGGCTTTTCTTTTTGCTCTTCACCGGTCAACTCTTCGACCGTGACACCTAGCGCATTGGCTACTGGCGCTAGCATTTCATCTGGGAAGTCACGCCCACTTACTAGCATTTGCGAAATATAGCCACGGCTTTTTCCGACCTCTCTGCATACAAAAGAAACATTGATTCCTTTTTCGGTAGCGATTTTTTTAGCCCTCTCCACATTTCGCATAAAAAAGACCTCGCTATTTTGTAAAAATAGCCAAATGTTCACTAAATTGCAAATTGACTATTGCAAAATAGCCACTTGGCTAGTATAATACTAAGCACAGGGCAAGCAAAACCAAAGCCCCTGACAATATTATATCGGGCAGACGCTAGATTTTATTCACTTTGTACCTCGCAACTACATAGTAGCATATTTTCTAGTGATTTTCAAGCCCGGAAAGGAGAATTGCTAGTGAATGTTTCAAAAATCGACCAGTTTTGCAAGTTGCACGGATTGAGCCGCACCGATCTGGAGGCGGCGGCAGGCCTGAGCAATGGCGCAATCGGAAAGTGGGAGCGCTCGATTTACGGACCCAGTATCTCGCAGCTGCTCAAACTTGCAAAGTATTTCAAGGTCACACTGAACGAGATCGTGGTCTACGATGATGAGTAAGTGGGAAGAACGAACGCCAGAGGAGTGCGTTGAAAGCGTCGTTCTAGATTTGAATAGCTATTGGAGCATGATGCAAAAACACAGGTCTGAAGGCCTACAAGATGGATACCCGAGCGATATTGGGATGGATTTTTGCAAGAGGTATAGACACATAATCTTAACAATCGGTAGCTTGGGAGGAAAAACTACACGTTACAGTGACGGAAGCCATGAAGTATCGGTCTTCGGAATTACAGTGCATTCACTGAAAGGCGTTTTTTAAGGAGGTTCGCATGGCAAACATTCAGATTTTCAACAACCCCGAGTTCGGGGACATCCGCACGGTAGACCAGAACGGCGAGCCGTGGTTCGTGGGCAAGGACGTGGCGGCGGCGCTGGGCTACGGCAATCCCCAGAAGGCAATCCGTGACCATGTTGATGAGCAAGACAGAGGGGTGAACGAAATGGACACCCCCGGCGGAAAGCAGCCGATTGCGATTATCAACGAGTCCGGCCTGTACAGCCTGATTTTTGGCAGCAAGCTGGAAGGGGCCGTGCGGTTCAAACGGTGGGTGACCAGCGAGGTGCTGCCTACCCTGCGCAAGACCGGCAGCTACATGATGCCCAAGCTCAGCAAGGAGATGCAGGCGCTGTTTATGCTGGACAACCGCACCCAGCGGCAAGAAGAGCGGCTCACCGCGTTGGAGAACACCATGACGGTGGATTACAACCAGCAGCGTGTGCTGCGCAAGAGCATCAGCCGGGCCGTCATCGCGGCGCTTGGCGGCGAGGACACCCCGGCCTACATCGACAACCACGTGCGCAGCAAGGTGTACAGCGAGTGCAACCACGATGTGCAGGACTGGTTCCGGGTGAACAGCGTGGGCAACATCCCCCGCAAGCGCTTTGACGAGGCGGTGGAGTACATTCAGCGCTGGAAGCCCAGCACCAACACCGTGATGCTGATCCAGCAGACCAACGGCCAGACCAGTTTGTTTGCCGCAGCCGCTGCCCAGAGGAACACCACCACCTCCGGGAAGTTTGTTAAGGAGGTATAAGCATGAAAAAAGTTATTGTAGGCGTAGTGTCCGTATTGGCAAGCGCTTTGCTGATGGCAGGATGCAATAAGCAGGTTATTGACATGACCTATGAATACAGCTGGGCACAGCTGAAAATGCCTGATGGAACGATTGTCGAGGGCAATGTCGAAAGCTGGTGCGACTATGAAGGCGACCAGCTTCAGGTTGTGATTGACGGCGTGACCTATCTGGTTCATTCGTCCAACATTGTCATGTGTCATTAATGCAAGGAGGATCTTTGTGAAAACCACGATGCGCGATAAAGTTTTCCAGCTGATCGGCAAGTATCAGTTCTTGGAAGAGGACTTCCATTCAAGGTCATTTTTCAAGTCCGGGCCGTTTTGCGGCCCGTATGGCCGGTCGGAGGAAGATATAAAAGCAAAGATGTGTGGCCAGTTCTTGGCCGATTTGAACAAGCTGCTGGAAGAGGACGAAGCTGCAGCAGCCCAGGAAGACCCCCGCAAGACCGCCCCGGCGGGCAAGTGGTGCGCGAACTCAGCGGCACAGGCAGCTGAGTTCGCCGCAAAGGAGGCACGGAACAATGGGTGAAGCACTGGCGATCATCATCGCGTTTGCCGCCCTTCTGGGCATCTCGTGGGGCGTTACCTGCACCGCCGTGTGGGCCATCTGCACATTGATGCGCTGGACGTTCACCTGGGCCGCCGGAACAGCGGCGTGGATCGCGCTCTGGCTTATCGGTAGCTTTGGCAGCTCTAAGAAGTGAGGCGCTGACCATGCCTGCACAGAAGAAACACACCAATAAGGAAGGTTATAAGCATGAGTGAAAAAATTATCGCCTACAAGGCCATGGACAAAAATATGCAGTGCCGTGGCAAGCAGTATGAGGTGGGCAAGACCTACCACGAGGACAAGGCGGACTGTTGCAATGCCGGAATGCACGCCTGCGAGAACCCGTTGGATGTGCTGCACTACTACCCGTTGAGGGATAGCCCGCGTTTTTTTTGAGGTCGAGTGCGGCGGGAACGTGGATAAAAGCGAAAAGGACAGCAAACTGGCCTGCACTGAGCTGACGATGAAAGGCGAAGTAAATTTTGCAGGGCTGGTAAAAGCTGCGGTGAACGCCGTTTTTAATCGGGTGAAGGGAAAAGAACCTTTTTCCAGCGGCTATTACAGCACGGCGGGTTCCAGCGGCTATTACAGCACGGCGGGTTCCAGCGGCTATTCCAGCACGGCGGCAGCTACTGGGGCTTATTGCAGGGCAAAAGCAGATGGAAAAGACAATATCGCCGTCGCAAACGGCGCGCACAGTAAGGCGCGGGGCATTCTGGGCTACTATCTGGTGCTGACCGAGTACGACGATGGCGGCAATATGCTGTGGGCAAAGATGGCAAAAGTAGACGGCGCTCACATCAAGGAAAACGTCTGGTACACGCTCAAAAATGGCGAGTTCACGGAGACAGAGCCATGAAAAAGCACCGCAGAACTAAATTGAAAGAAAGGAGCAGGCCATGCAGAAGCCGAGTCTTACGATAGGCGAATGCGTCCAGATCCTTAGGGACAACAACATCTCAAAGACCGAAAAGGTCTTGGGAGCACAGATCCAGGCGGGGCTGTTTACCAGCTGGGCGATTCCTTCCGTAGGAACAAAAGAGCCCTGCCCGGACATCTCCCGCGCCGGTTTTATGGCGTGGGTGAAGGACTTTTACAAGCTCGAAAAGGTTTATACAAAGGAGGAACCAAGAGAATGAGACTCAAATCGTTTGTCTCCACCGGCACGGTAGGTCTGCTGGCCATTATCGGCGCGGCGCAGGTAGGGCGCTGGGCCTGTTCCTGGCTGGCCGTTGCGCTGGCTTGCTGGGGCGGCTGGGGCATCGCCGAGGCTGCACATGCCGCGCCTTGGATTATTGTTGCATCCACTGCCGGGCTGACAATGTCGTTTTATGGGATGCATGAGGACAATAAACGGTATAAGCGCAGCGGTTACGGCAAAATCGTCCGCAACCACGCCCGGAACCCGGAGTATCCACAGGATGAGGAGAAGGGCGCATGAAGCTGGAAGAGTTGATTCGGCAGCAGGCCGAAGAGCACCTGAAAACAGCCACACGGCTTGCAACGGAGTCCGCGCTCACGGGAGACATCTGGCTGCGGGTCATCTGCCGGGAAAAATCAGAGGTCTATAGCGCGGCAGCAGATGGGCTGCTCACAGCCCTCCACGATGCGGAGGATGTCGCACATGGCTGATTACATCCACTATGTCACATGGTACACCGTGTACAGCGCCAAGACCGGCGAGGTAGTGGCCGCGGGAACGTCCGCCATGTGCGCTGCTAAGCTAGGATACAAGACCGCCAACAGCTTTGTGTCTTCCGTTGGACACCGACGCCATAAAAAAAAGCATCCGCACAAGTACATTTTTGAGCAGGAGCGCATTGATCGTGCGGAGGTCGACTGTCTCCCTCCGCTTCGCCGTTACTGCAAAAAGACGAAAAGGGAACAGGAATATGAACGGTAGATATATGCGAGCCGCAGAGATTCGCTGGAATAAGCGACAGCCGGAACGGCTGCGGCACATCCATCGGGATGAAACTCAAAAACAGCAGGCTTCATTCTGCTGCCATGCTTACCATAAAGGGGATCCTGGCAGATGCGATAAACTGGTTTTTGCCGGTTTTGACCCCGTGTTATCAAGTGTGCAGGCTCAGCATTGGGCGGACGAAAACTGGCCGCTTTATGACCATGTCGACGTCTTGGATTCTTCGGGCCGCAAGATTTACGGGAGGTGATACACATGAGTCAGACGTTAGCCCGCAGAGCGCGAATCAAAGACCTGTCCAACAAGGCCGAGGGCATTTTTCAGTACGTCGGGAACGACAATGTGCTGTTCCGACTCATCAGCACCGGCAACAAGCTCACCAGCGACGTCAACTATGCTGGGGCTCTGTTCACCGGCTTCGCCCGCAGCCATCAGCTGGGCAGTCAGGAGCCCCGCCGCACAATCGACTCGATTTATCGCCGGGTCGGTGAGCTCATGTGCCTCATTGACATCGTCCACGCCGCCGCCGGCGAAGAAATCATGCCTGAGCCGTATGAATCCATAGATTTTTGTTACATGACCGAGTACCGCACCATGCTACGGGAGGCCGTCATTCGTGGGATGCCGG